GAGGACCTGCTGCCGATCGGCTACTGGACGGCGATGGAGGAGGACGATCACGGCCTGAAGGTCGAGGGCCAGCTCATCGCTCTCGATACCGATCGTGGCCGCACCTTGCACGAAGGCATGATGGCCGAGGCGATCGACGCGATGTCGATCACCTACTCGGTCGTGGAGAGTTCCTACGGCAAGCTGGCTGGTGAGACCTATCGCTCGATCAGCAAGCTCGACCTGTACGAAGTCGGCCCCGTGCTGTGGGGCATGAACGACCAGGCCGGGATCGAGGACGCCAAGGCGTCGAAGAGCATCAAGACGATCCGAGATTTCGAGACCTTCCTGCGGGATGCAGGCGGGTTCTCGATTGCCGCCGCCAAGGCGATTGCCAGCGGTGGCTTCAAAGCCAATCCGACCCCTCGGGATGAGGGCGGGACGGCGAAGGAGCTGGCGAGCCTGCGCGACCGTGCCGCCAGCGTTTTCTCCCCCTGAACGAAGGACTGACAATGCATATGGGCAAGCAGCGCCTCATCGAACGCAAGGACGAAGGCGGCCTCAGTCTCGCCGCCGAGGTCAAGAAGGTCGTCGACCCGCTGATGACAGGCTTCGAGGAATTCAAAAAGACCAACGACCAGCGGCTGGTGGAGATCGAGAAGAAGGGGAAGGCCGATCCCCTGACCCTGGAGAAACTGGCCAAGATCGAGGCCGACCTCGCCCGGACAGAAGAGGTGAACCAGAAGCTGGTCGCGATCGAGCGGGAAGCCAAGGCCGCGGTCGAGCGCGAGCAGGAGCTTCGCGAGACCATCGATCGGCTGGAACTCAAGCTCAAGCGGCCGCTGGTCGGCGGCGAAGACCTCAAGCTGCAGCGCAAGACCACGCACGCGACCTGGGCGCGCGCGGCCGTCCTGTCCTCGATGGGGGGAACGCCGCTGTCCGACGAGCACCGCAAGGTGCTGGCGGACGTCGAGGCGGAGTGCAAGTCGCTGTCGATCCAGAATGACACGACCGGCGGCTACCTGGCGCCGCCTGAGTACGTGAAGGAGATCATCAAGGGCATCACCGAGATGTCGCCGGTGCGATCGCTGGTCCGGGTCCGCTCGACCGGGGCCAAGTCGATCATGCTGCCCAAGCGCACCGGCCAGTTCGCGGCGCGCCGCGTCGGTGAGCAGGAGACCCGCACCGAAACGACCGGTCTCACCTGGGGCATGATCGAGATCGTGGCCCCCGAGATGTGCGCGCTGATCGACATCAGCCGGCAGAACCTGGAAGACTCGGCGTTCGACCTGGAGGCCGAGCTGCGGCTCGAGGCCGACGAGCAGTTCGCGGTCAAGGAAGGCGCCGAGGTCGTGGCCGGCACGGGCGTCAACCAGTGCGAGGGCTTCCTGACCAATACCGATGTCGGCTCGACCGTGTCGGGATCGGCCGCGACGGTGGCGGACGCCAACGGCCAGGCCGACGGCATTCTCACCCTGAAGCACGCGATCAAGACGGCCTACACGCGCAATGCCACCTGGGCCCTGAACCGCACCACGCTGGGTTCGGTCCGCAAGCTGAAGGATGCCAACAAGCAGTACATCTGGATGCCCGGCATTGCCCTCGGCAAGCCCAATGCGATCGACGGCGACCCGTACGTGGAAATCCCCGACATGCCGAGCGAGGGGGCGAATACCTACCCGATCGCCTATGGCGACTTCGCGCGCGCCTATACGCTGGTCGATCGCCTCGCCATGTCGCTGCAGCGGGACAATCTCACCCAGGCCACCAGCGGCAACGTCCGCTTCCTGTTCTGGAAGCGTGTCGGGGGCGCCGTGACGCTGGCCGAGGCCATTCGCAAGCTGAAGTGCTCGACCTAATCGGTCGGCGACCACCGGATGTCGATCGAAGGCGCGCTCTTCTCGGACGCCTTTTTCATTATGCACTTGGAGGACCCATCATGCAGGACCTGCACAACAATATTCATTTGAGGCGCGGCATCAGCCCGGCGGCGGCCGTTGCGGACAATACGGCGTTGGTGTCCCAGATCGTCGATCTTGCCGGTTATGATGCTGCCGAGTTCGCCATCCTGACCGGTTTGCTCGCCGACGCTGATGCGACCTTCACTACGCTGGTAGAGCATGGCGACGCGGCCAACCTGTCGGATGCCGCGGCAGTTCCAGACGATCAGCTGCTCGGCCTGGAAACACAGGCGAGCTTCCTGTTTAGCGATGACGACAAGGTGTTCAAGATCGGCCTGCGCACGAGCAAACGCTACGCGCGCGTGACGATCACGCCAGCGGCCAATGCCGGCAATGCCTTCATCGCGGGCGTGTGGATCCTCGGCCACCCACGCAACGCCCCGACGCCGAATCCTCCAGCCTGATCGGAGCAAGGCGATGAATGCTACGGCAATCACCACTTTCTACGGCGCCAAGGACGGCGAACTCTATCCGACCAGGTTCGAACTCGGTGACCTGATCGAGGGCGAACTGGCCGAGATCGCGGTTCGCGAGAAATGGGCCGAGGAGACGGGGCTTGAGCCCGATGAAGGGCGCAATTCTCCCCGTCGGAGGTCGACGACCGGGTGAGCCAGCCCCTATTCGAGGTCGTGACGCCGGCCGCGGCAGGTGCTGCGCGCCGACTGACCACCGTCGAGAAGGTGAAGGCGGCACTTCGCATTACTGACTCGGCGAATGACGCTCTGATCACGAGCATCATCGACGGCGTCAGCTCGGATTGTGCTCGGGAGGCGAGGCTCGCTCGAGCTGGCGCCACCGATCCGACGTTCGGTCGCGAGTCGCTGCGCGCGACGTGGGCTCACCGAGGCCGCGGTCGCAGCACGAATCTGCTGGTGCTGCCCTGGCGGACGCCCATCATTTCGATTGCGATCGTGGTTATAGGTGGCGATAGCCTCGACCCGGACGGCTATCGCATCCTTGATGGCGGGATGATCCAGCGTGTAGGCGATGCCTGCGCGTGGTTGGGAGCCGATACTGTTGTCGAGTTCATCGCGGGCTGGGATCTTCCGGCCGGTGTGCCAGCCGGGCTGGAGATGCGGGTCATCGACCAGGTCAAGATGCAGTATCTGCAGACCGATCGCGACCAGTCCCTTCGCTCGCAGAGCACGGATGGCCTCGGGTCGGCCGCGTATGCCGTAATTGGAGGCGATAGCATCAGCAAGAGTGGCCTCCTCAAGTCCCTTGAAACGGCGCTGGCGCCATACACGTCCTGGACGGTGTAGCCATGAGCCTCGTCGCCAATGCCTCCTGGATGATTGCGCTCAAGGGCGCGACGATGACGCTCAACCGCGTCGGCGAGATTCCGATCACGCTCAAAGGCCGGCGCATCGGTGGCGGTGTCGACCAGGTTGGGTACGCTGACCAGCAGAGTTTCAGGGTCAAGATCGGCACTGTCGAACTCGCAGCTTCGGATTGGGCGCTGAAAGTACCGAGCGCCGGTGGCGATGGAGCGGGGGACACCCTCACGGTCGACGGACGCGTGCGCGCCATTCTTGACGTCACGCCGATTCGCGATGGCGAGACCGTGGCGCTCTACGAGCTCGAGGTAGCCGGCTGATGGTCGCGGCCCTTCGCATTGACGGCGGTAACCTGGCCAGTCTTGCCGCCGGCATCGGCAGATGGGTGCAACAGGCGACGGTGCAGATCGCCAGCGAAGAGCGCGCGCGGGCCGGCCTCGACAAGGACGTGGTCGTCGTTACCGACGGTATCCGCGGCAAGGCGGCCCAAGACGTCAAATCGTTCGGCAGGATCGTGTTCGTTGCCCGGCCGAGCATGGCCGATGCGGTCCTGTGGGCGCTGGCGAAGCTCATCGAGCTGAGCCCGGTTGGTCCGGCAGCAGGAGGTCATTACAGGGACGAACACGTCGTCATGATCAACGGCAAGGCGGTCAGCGGTAATCTTCGGGTCGCGCTCTCCGCGATTGGTCCCGGCGATCGCATCCAGATCGTCAACCCGAGTATCTATGCCCGCAAGCTCGAGGGCGCCACGGCGAATGCTCGAACGCAGCGCGCTCGTCGTCGGGGAAGCTCGCGCCAGGCGCCCAATGGTATCTATCGCGTCGTGCAGCGGCTTGTCGTCCAGCGTTACTCGAAGTCGCTCTTCGTCGACTTCAAGTACGTGAAGCTGAACACCGGTGTGAAGGTCTGGGGCACCGTCGGCGGCGGTCGCGTCAGGATCAACGGCAAGTGGGTGGCGCGTCACCCGCGCGGCCGCGCGCAGCGCGACCAAGTGTACCCGGCGTTGCAGCTGTTCATCAAACCAGACGAGACAGCCAACGATGGCGGGTGACAACTTCCGAGACGCCGTCCGCGGCTCGCTCGACGCCATCTTACTGGCCCATCCATCGATCACCTGGCCGCACAAGGATACCCTCAACACCGGCGTGAAGCCGGACGCCAGCACCGGTTATTTCGAACTTGAGTTCCCCGGCGGCGACGAGAGCCAGTACACGTTCGGCGCACCTGGCTTCAATGATTGGCAGGAGATCGGCCAGATCACGGTGCGCGCCGTAGTGCGCCAGAACGCCGGCAAGACGGAGCGCGACATGGCGGAAAACTTCATCGAGACGATCCGCGCCGCTTTTCGTGGTCGCCGTATTCCGATCGGTGCCCGCGCGATTCGCATCAAGCGTACCGGCACCATGGGCGGTGGCCAGGATGAAGCTGGCATGTGGGTAGAAAGCATCGGCCTCGAGTACGAGCGCTTCAACGTCGGCTAGCGGCATTGCCGCCGGTGCAACATCAGCCGCCTCCGGGCGGCTTTTTCATACCTGCAAGAGGAGCAATGCGCGATGGATAGCGCCAACAAGCAGACGGCTGTCGTGGCGGAGGTCACCCAAGGCACGACGCCGACGTCGCCTGGCTTCAAGTTGCTGCGGGATTCCTCGGTAACCGGTAGCCCGCAGCGTGGCGCCCAGAGGTCGCCGGAGCGCCGTCCCGACCGAATGGCCGCCAACATGGTCAGCGGCCTGGCGTCCTATCCGAAGTCCATCAACATGCCGCTCGTTCGCGATGCCGGCTCCGATGTCTTGCTCGAGTCGCTGCTTTGCGGCGCCTGGTCGACCAACGCCCTCAAGAATGCCTCGACCAAAAAGCCCTTCACGCTCGAGGAAAAGTATGAGGGCGGCACTACCGACCCCTATCGGCGCCTTGCCGGCTGCCTCTGCGACAGCCTCAGGCTCTCGATCCCTCTCGCGGGCGGCGGTGATCCCGGCACGCTGACTTTCGCCATCAAGGCGCTGCTGGAAACCACCGGAACAGCGGCGCTCGGCTCCTCGACTTATGCTGCGCCGACCCCCGGCGACGATCCCGTGTCGTCGAACGACATCACCGTGAACGATCTGTTCGGCATCACGACGCCGAAGATCATGAGCCTCGACATGACGATCTCGAATGCGATGCGGGAGAAGTATGCCTTCGGTTCGCCGAACCCATTCGACCTTGGCTTGGGGGCCTTCGATGTCACCGGGCAGGTGCAGCTCTACTTCACGCAGCTCACTGACTACAGCACCTTCGTGAACCGGCAGACTGGCCTGACGCTCGACCTCCTGCTCGGTTCGGTCGAGGACTACATGGACCAGATCCAACTCAACAACGTCGACGTCTGGAACCCCGACGTCACGGATCCGGGTTCCAGCGGGGACAACATGGTCACGTTGCAGTTCGGCGCCCGCTATGCCGCCAGCGACAGCGCCGCGATCGTGTGGACGCGCAACGTCGGCCTGGTCCCCTGATCTCCGGCGGCCGGCGTAAAGCCTGAGTGCCTCACCTCATCGAAGGACCACGCATGCAAAAGCTGCTCATTCTGCAGTCGTTTCATCGCTATGTGCCGACTGGCGAGTTCAGGACCGTGACGAAGCCGGGTGGCGGCCAAGAGCGCGTCGAACTCGAGCGTAAGGAAGTGTTGGTGCAGAGCACCACGGT